TCCCTGCCATGGATGGCCGCTGATAGTTCTTCCATCAGCTGCTGTTTGCTGATCGCCGTATACTTAAAGCCTTGAATGCGAGGACATACTCTCTGTAGGTCTTCTACAATTGGATCGCCAACACCGGTGCTGTCAATTACAGCCGGAGTCTTGCCGACTATCCGCTGTATCTCTTCCCTGGTGGCTTTCCAATCTTTTCGAAACCGGTCAAAATACGCTACCTTACGCTGTGAGTTCAGGCCGATGATGACGGTCCAATCTTTCTTCTTCGCAAGGTCCACACCATAATATTCAATTGGACCTGGTGCAAGTGGTTCAATGCAGCCATTGATATGCTCCAGGCCGAATGGATTGGAATCATCATCAGCGGGTTCAGCCAGGTACAGTTCTTTGAAGACGTGAGCGGGAAGATCTCTCTCTGCCTGCTCTACTTCTTCCTTTTCAAGAATACCGGCTGCTACAGCATCCCAAGCTGTGATCTTGTGGAATTCATAACCATCTTCCCCTTGCCTTGCTCTCTCGGCCAATCGATATCCCCAATTCTTCTTTCCCTTTACGTTTCCAATCAGCTTACATTTCCCTCTTGTCTTGGTCAGAGTAGATCTAAGTGCGAACCATGCTTCTTCTCTTGCTCTGGTGAATTCATCGAATACAGCGGCATAGACATCGTCACCATATAAATTGTCGGGCTTTTCTGCGGACTTGAATTCAATCATCGCACCGGTGGGCAGAGTGAGTCTTAACTTGGATTCATTAGCATCGAACAGCCGGTGTGAGCATTGTTGTTTGAATCTCCGGAATGCAATTTCAGCCTGACCGTATACCGGTGCGACCCACCAGAATGACTGTCCTTTCTTGCCTTGTAAGGCCATCTCAAAGAGCCAGATGATGTGACTCGCTGTCTTGCCTGCCTTGGTGGATGCGGCTGTGATGGTATATCTGGCCGTAGAGTCAAGGATGGCTTTTTGATATGGCGCAAGCGGAGGTCTCTTGTAGTTGATCTTCATAACATCTCAGCAGCAAGAGCGGTGATGTAGTTGTGGAAGCCAAGTTTCGAAGCCTTATTCAGCCTGTCCATCTGCTCCTTCTCCATGGTCTTCAGCATGGCAGCATAATTGAAGAATTCCATCAGCGGCATGGACATTATGGCATCCATCTTAGTAAGGTCTTTTCCGGCCATGCGATAGAACATTGCTAACCAATCAGTACTTCCTTCTTCAGATCCTCCATCGTCCTGAGGAAAAAGATTTGGGAAGCTGCTAATAACTCTGGCAAGAGATTCGAAAAAAAAAGCGCGTAAGGATATGCTTGACCCACCGACAATTGTTGCATGATTATTCGTGACTTACGGTGAAATTCTTCGCTACTGCGCGATTTATCATACCGGACATCCTTCCATCCGAACCAATGTCTCTTCTGCTCCACAAGGAGACAGGCAAGAATCTGATTTATGTGTTTGATGAAATTGCCATCGGAGGAAATCACCTGAAGTGTGGCATATTCACCGGCTGAGATGTTGGCAGGATTGGAAACTATTCGGTAGGTCTTGCCTCCAATCTTGAATCTTCGCTTCTTGGGTTTTTTATTGGGATACTGACCCAACCAATCCATCCGGCTGTAGATGGCAATGCGCTCATTGTGTGGAATGGATTCGATGTCTTCGATTGATGTGGCTGAAAGGACCGATAGCACCTGGTTCATTTGCTCTTCGGCATCAAGATCTGTGCGCTGTCTGAGTAGGTCAAGCTCATAGAGCTGCGAGAGCGTGACTTGATTCCACGATTTCGGCATCTTCATAAGGCAAAGTTCGACAAAAATGCTGATGGTACATTATAGATAGATGCAGATCATAGATAAGACAGCGAGCAGCACACTATTGGTCACGGCCACAGAGAAGGTCACGCTGTCTCCACCGTACTATTTCCTGCTCTCGCTCAATAATCGGGAAGAAAGAGACATCACCTACAATGTATTGGTGACAGACATCAGCTCCTTCCCTACCAGGTACAATGAATTCATCATCACCACAGCCACATCAGGCACATGGGAGAAAGGTGAGTATGAATATACCATCTATGCTCAGAGCAACAGCAGCAATACCAATCCATCACTTGCCAATCAGGTGGCAGAAACCGGCATATTGAAAATAAAATGAAGATTGATTTACAGCGCATAAATTTCGCGGTCGCTCCTCCTCCACAATTCAAGGAGGCAAGAGGACAGGAATGGTATACCTATGGTCAGAAGAATGACTTTCCGGCCGTGATCCTGAACTTATACAATAGCTCATCCCTTCACAATGCCATTGTGACTCAGAAGGCACACTTCATTGCCGGAAAAGATACCGATGTAATTGCGGAAGGCACACTGTCTGAGCAGGTGGGTGCGAAGCAGTCACTCAATTACGCCAATCCTTACGAATCCTGGCAAGATGTCAAATACAAGTGCGCTGTGGATCTGGAGAATTTTGGTGGCTATGCGATGCAGGCCATCTGGAATGTGCCTGGCACACGAGTGATCGGATGGTATCACCTTCCCTTTGACAAATGTAGAGTCAATGTGGATGCTTCCAAGATCTGGTTCAGCCAAGATTGGTCAGACCGGAAGGCAGACCGATTGGAGTTTCCTGCATTCAATCCAGAGAAACCAGGTGGCACTCAGGTCCTTTGGTTCAAGCAATACAGAGCCGGTGAAGGAGTCTATCCTTTGCCCGATTGGTATCCGGCGCGGACCTATATCGAGATTGATACCAAGATCTCTGACTTCCATTATAACAACATCGCCAATGGATTCTCTCTTGGCAAGATAATTCAGATATTCAAGGGAGAGCCGACAGAGGATATCAAGGCAGAATTCGACCGGAAATTCAAGGCGAACACCACAGGAACAGAGAATGCCAATGGGGTTCTAATCTCTTGGATGGAGAAAGGGGAAGACCCACTACAGGTGGTTGACCTGATGCCGGGTGACTTTGATAAGCAGTATTTGCAATTGTCTGAGACAGTTCGCGACAATATCTTCTATGCTCATCGGGTTACATCTCCGATGCTGTTCGGTGTTCGCGTTGAAGGGCAGTTAGGCGGACGGAACGAACTTAAACAAGCCTATGAGGTGTTTGACCGGTCCTATGTTGCTCCTAAGAGGGAGCAGATGGACAGGATGTTTACCATGATGTTCAATGCAATGGGCAATGCCGGCACTCTGGTGACTGTTCCGGCTGAACCGGCAGGAGATGACGCAGTGGAGCTTTTTAAGGCAAGTGTAATTAGTCGGGAAGAAGTGCGCGAGAATCTCGGATTGCCTGCTGAAACCTATATTGAATTGGGCGGCGCGAAAGTGTTGGCGGATGCAATTAACAGCCTTTCTCCTCTGGTTGCAAATTCTGTCATCAAGCAGCTCACAATTAACGAAATCCGCAGCCTTGCAGCCTTGCCAGCTGTACCTGGAGGAGATGTAGTGCCGAGCGATACACCTGTGACTATGTCGGCAGATAACCCATTCGGATGGGATGATGATAAGGATAAGGCAGTGTTCGCTAAGTATGGCCGAAATGCCGATGACTTCGAAGAATTGCCGGAGACCTTCGCAGAATTGACCAATCCAGAGATGAGATTGGTGGCTGTGATTCGCGACAATCCCAAGGCTACTCTTGACGAGATGGCCAAGGCAGCTAAGATCTCCACTACGACAGCGGCCAAGGTGCTGAAACAGATGCAATCTTCCGGTCTGATTGAATGGAATGCAACAGAAATCAAGATAACTGATTCTGGTGAGCGGTCAATAGTGGACTCAGGAGGATTGGAAACTGAAATTTTTGTGCTGTACAAATACGGAAAAGATCCGGAAATATCAGGGCCTGTGCTATTGGATACATCTCGTGAATTCTGTAGATTTATGATTGAAGACCAGAAGAAGCTGTACACACGCGAAGAAATCGATGCAATGAGCGCGGAACTTGATTACGATGTATGGAAGCGCAGGGGCGGATGGCGCACAATCAAGGGAACATCTACTCACGTTCCACAGTGCCGACATATATGGGAATCTAAATTATATAGGAGGACAGTTCGATGAGTTTTAACTATTTCATAGACACAGTTTATATCAAGGAGAATACACCTATTCAGGACAATCTTGATCCCAAACTCATTCAGATGTCTCTTCAGGAAGCTCAGGAAGTGACTCTCAGAGACACGATTGGCAGCGACCTGTACGATGAGATATACAGTCAGTTTCCAAGCTCTCTCAGCGCGAACAATACGACCTTGCTAAATGACTATATCAAGCCTGTATTAAAATATTCGGTGCTGTATGAGGCAATCCTTCCATTGACATATAAATTCATGAATAAATCCATCTTGAAACGCGATGGCGAGAATATGAGTTCGATTAGCATGGATGAGATGGTGAAGATTGAGCAGAGGTACGCACAGAAGCGCG